CAGGTTGTAAAGGTTGTGCATCATCTCTCATTCTAACACCCCTAGTTTTAAAACCAGCGGGTAAGTTAGCTAAAGTTCCTGCATCTAATAATTGTCTTAAAGCAACTGTTGCAGTTCTTGATAATCCACCAATCATGTGAATTAAACCTAAACCATAAAAACCTAAACCCGGTAAAAATTTAAAGTGTACAAAATAATCTTTTTTCTTTTTCAAAGGATCTTGTTCACCATAATTTCTTCTAATAGATAAAACTTTTGAGTTCGCTTCATCAATTGTAATTATATAAGGTAACTTAATTCCAGTGGGCTCACCATCTGCAGGATCTACGTCTTCATGTCCTTCCAAATCTACATCAACATGCATTTCTAAAATAGTATACACGTCTGCCATTCCATTTTGTTGAATACCTTCTAATTCTAATTCTTTTTGTTTTAATTTATCTTCTTGTACAGGAGGTTCTCCTAAATCTATATCTCTATAGAAACCATTAATTTGTTGTTTACGTAAATCATTTTGTGACATACGAATAATATGAATGACAGCTTCTGCGTCTTCTAATGAAGTTGCAGAATAAGGTACTACTAAATCTTCAGCAGGGATAAATTTAGATACTTCTCTACCTAATAAATCATCATAATAAACTTTTTTAAATGTTGAACCCGATAATGGTAAATAAAATAACATTTGATCAAATTCAGGTTCATACTCTTTCATCTGATCCATGATTTGATAATTCATAAAATCTTTAACTCTTTTAGATTGATCCTCTTTAGCAATACTAGTATCACCCATAATTTGAGTTCTAACCGGACCGTCGGCAGGTAATAGTTCTTTATAAGCTTGTGCTTGAAATTGTGTAACGGCTTCTGCAAGAACCGGGTGAGTAACTGAACTTGCTCCTCTGAAAGGTTCTGTTCTAGTTACATATTTAAATCCTAAAAGATTTAAACCTTCTCTATAACTATCCGCCCATTCTTGTCTTGATTGTTTGTAATTTTCATATTTTTCCATTAGGTCCGCCGCCAAAGGATCTAAAACGTTGTCTTCTAAAAAGTCTGCTAAATTTTCAAAATGGTCTTCTCCCCCTTCTGGATTAACTTGTGATGGATCAAAATTAACGGTTGCTCCACCATCGTCATTCATTTCAATTTCAGGCTCTCCGGCTTTTTGTCTTTCAACAATCTCTTGTTGCTCTTCAACAATTACTTCTTCACCTGGAATTTCAATTTCTGTTTTTGTATTGGGTAATGCTTTATCTATTGTAGCCATAAGCTATTCTATACCTTCTCTGTTATTGATTCAACACCTTCTTCGACAGAAGTACTATCAGGTGTTTCTTTCACTGTCAAACTTTCAATCACTTCATTAAGCATTTGAGGGTTTTGTTTTTTAGGTTCTTCAATTGGCATTGGGTTTTCTGCAGCCCAAGTTAATAATTCTGCTTGTGTAACTTTTTCATCATTTGCAGTATTTACAAATGCTCCTATAATTTTATTGTATTTAATATCCATTGTTTTTAACCTACCGCTGTTATAGCACCGGATTTAATTCCTTCAAATTCTTCTTGAGTTAACCCAGGACTAATCATCCCTATATCTTTAGCAGTGCCATAATCTAAATTTCCAAATTGATTTTTTCTATCTAGATCCATTTGTGTTACTTCAGCAAATTTATCATTTCCTGGAAGTTTACTGTTTGTTAAGGCGGCATTATCTATTAAACTTTGTATGTTATTGGGATCGAACAATTGAGTAGGTTGAGTTTGAAGACCTATTCTTGGTGCAAAGCCATCAAATCTTGTTGATGTAGGATCGCCTCCAATTACATTATTACTAACACCAGTTTGTGTATTTAAATTAGCTAAAGTTGCTCTTTGTTGATCAGTTATAGGACCGGTTCTCATTCCAAATATTGAATTGTAACCTTGATCTATTCTACTTTGCATTTTATCTCTTCTACTAGCAACTTGTCTATCTGTTCTGGCCTTATCATATTCTGCTTGAGTTTTATATCCTGTAAGTCTTTCTCTTAAACTTAAATCATCTGGATTATTTGTAACATCATTAAATTTATTTTTAAGTCCCATAATACCTCTGGATGCTATTCCTAAAAAAGGATTAATTAATCCAAGTATCATTGATAGTGGATTAAATCCTTGCATCAAACCTCCTAGTCCAGTTGAACCAAATCCTCTTGTTCTATCATACGCTCCCGCACCAAATACATTGTTAGGATTATTTCTAGCTGCTTTAGCTGCTGCTATTTCAGCTTGAGTTACAGTGTCATTATATTTACCACCAAAAAAACCTGCATTAACTTTTTGACCCGCTCCAGCGTTTATTGCTGCGGACCTAATAGCACTTGCTCTAGCTCTATTTTCTGCACCACCACCAAAAGCTCCTTTGTTACCACTTTCTGCGGCACTTTGATTTCCACCACCTTGGAAACCACCTGGCTCACCAAAACCACCATTTAAACTTATGATACCTGAAGGTCCTTTATTAGCACTTCCATTTAATGAGTTGTGTAAATCTTTTTTAATTAATAAATCTTTTTCTGCTTGAGTAATATATGCTAATTCTGTTGAAGGATGATCTGGAGATGATTTAGCTTTTTTTGGTGCAGTAACCATTTCTGATGGTTTATAATTTTCAACACCACCTTGTATTGCAACTTTTTTAGGTTGCATCATAGATCCAACTCCACCGCCGTTCGCGTACCCCATAGACTCTGAATCCATTGGCATAAATTGATCTCTGACTTGATGATAAGTTTTATTTCCACCCATTATACCGCCGTCGGCTTTTTTTGTCCATTTTTTATAACCTTGATATTTTTTAGAAGCATCATAATTTGGATCGTTATCTTGTCTAATTTTTCCTGCCTCTTTAAGACCTCTTATTACATTACCTTGTCCACTTACAGCAGGTCCTGTTGCATCTGGACTAGAATAATTTCCTTTACCTTCACGTGCTCTACGAACTCCTTCAAGTACTATTTCTTTTTTAGAACGAGAATCTACTTCAACTTCTTCATCACTAACTTCTTCATCACCACTATCTGCTTCTTTATTAAATAAAGCTGCCAGACCTTGTTCAGGCATTATCATTGCGAAAATTTTTTCAGCTTGTTCTGGATTGTCTTCTATATAGTCTTCAACTTTATTTGACAAAGCTGTTACACCTACGGCCGTTGAGACAGTACCTATTGCTATTCCAGCAAGTTCTGCAAAGGGAAGTAAGATTGAAAGTGCTATGGGCATATTTTTATCCGTTAATAATAAGTTCTGTTATGTGGTATTGAAACTTCGTCTTTTTCATCTTCCGGGTGACCTATAAAACCACCTTGTCGAAATCGCATTACCGCTTGTGTTGTGCTATCCACCAAATCATCATGATCTCCATAAGGAAATGATGCACACTCTTCAATCACCTCATCGGCGAATTTTTCATCTGGCGCCCAAATTTGTCCACTCTCAAAGAGAGGTGAGCAGGCGTTTACCCTAGCATGTTTATCATTACCTTTGCTAGGAGTGAAGTTTATAACAGGTATCCCCATTTTTCGCAACTCATAAGTTAAAGGAAGCCCTGATGCTTTAGCCTCAATGATAACCGTTTCAGGTTTCCAATAGTCATATTGTTCTTTAGCTTTTTTACGTAATTCTGGAAATTCGAGTCTTTCTTTTAACGCATCGAGTAGAATTAAATTCGGAGCGGCGTCGGGATTTTCCCGAAATACACCCCAAGTAGTGATTGCAGAATAATCGGCTGATTCTTTTTTAAGAAAAGCAGTATCATAAGATTGGATGACGTGTTGTAGTTTTGGAATATAATCCCGGTCCCATTTCCGCCACCATTCCCTCTTGATTAGTGAGCCTTCTTCAGACGTTGGGTTTTGCATCCACTGCGCGTTCCATTTACCAACACTTAAACTGGCCTTAACCCCTTGTAATTCTTCTAGCTTCCAATACTCTGGCCACACTGCTTTACCAGATGGAAGGATTGCAGGAAATTCTATAAGTTCCCATTTATCAGATTTTAATTCTTTTTGATGTTTTAATAACATCCCTGTTAGATCTTTCATATTCCACCTCGTCATAACAAGAACAATTGCTCCTCCAGGTTGTAACCTTTGACGAGGTCCTGATGTGTACCATTCATAAGCACGTTCCATTGATGTCATATTCAAAGCATCTTGCTCCGAGTGAGGATCATCTATGATTAGTAAATCCGCACCACGGCCCGTGATTGCTGAACCGACACCGGCTGCGTAATATTCTCCGCCCTGTGCTGTCTCCCATTTGCCCGCGGCTTGACTATCCTCTCGGAGTCTTGTCTCGAATACTTGTTTGTATTCTGGGGAATCCATAAGTGTTTTAGCTTTACGTCCAAAGCGGATCGCGAGTTCTGTGGTGTGGGTTGATTGAATAATTTTTAAATTAGGTTTTCGTCCCACCATCCAAGCAGGTAATAGAAAAGATGCAAATTCAGATTTAGTATGCCTAGGCGGCATATTAATAATAAGTCTTTTTATTTTGCCATTTGCAATATCATTAAATTTTTCTGCAATTTTTTTATGATGTGCCCCTTCAATAAATTCTGGCCAAACGTGTTTTACAAAAGTTAAGAAGTCATCGTGGACCTTTGTCTTCTGTTTTTTTTCAGATAGTTTTATTGCATACTTTAAGAATTGTTTCTTAACGTCCGGGGGTAATCTATTTAACTTCTCCTCATCCATATATTTTTTTGTAATATTTTTTTGTAATATTTTTTAACACCTTTTTATTCTCATTTGTATTTTATAGCACGTCTTTGTCTAAAACCAACACTAAAGATAAATATAAAAATACACCGGCCCAGAAAGGGGTGTAGGGGGTTGTTATATGATAGTTACACTCAAACAGCCAGGGACCCCTCGACCTTGTTGATGTGTGTGTGCGGTGGGTGGGCCCGGAGTTCACAAGCAAATACAACCTGAAGAGGTATGCGTTTTCGGAGTGTAGTAAAGATATCACACTGGTCAAAGTTGTCGCACCTGTGGGAAAATCTACGAATCTTCTTTAGTACTACAAGTTAACTGATACGTTAAGTTATATGAAAATAACAAAAGGAAATAATATGTACAAAGAAAAAGAAAAAGTAAGTGGTCTTCATAAAGATATTACTTACACAACGAGAGAAAATGGAGAGGTGTCTGGTTTTAGATTTCATTCCGACGAGGGTCGTGAGAAATTTAGACAAATGCAAATCTTGAATGTTCTTAAAATGGAAGTGATGAGCACAATGGGAATTAGATTTTATAGAGGTTCTATTGTTAATGTTCTTAAAGGATACTTTCCAGATATACCAAGAACTAAAAAAGGTGCTTACAAGTATCTTAAGGCTAGAGGTTTTTACCCAGAGGATAAAAACTAATGCAATTAATCGTAGAAAAGAAAAATGTATTTGGGGTAGAGAGAATCTACCCCAAGTGTAGTAAGTCGCAAATATTAACAGCGCTGACAGGTCAAAAAACTTTGTTAGATGTTAATATTAAATTAATAAAAAAGTTGGGATATACTTTCTCAACTAAATCAGAGGAGATCTAATATGAAGAATAGTTATCAAGGTTATTGGTTCAGTTGTGAACCAACGTATAGTGACACTCTCGGTTCAACTAAATGGGTTTTATTATTAGAGAGTAAATCAAATAATAAAATACACTCAATCGGTTTAGATAATCGTATGACAGTTGGAGAAATATCCGAGATGGCATATCAAGAAATAGAAAAACTAGTTGATATGGAGATGAAAAAATAATGAAAACATATCAAATAGAAATAGAAGAGAAGATCAAAAGTACTGTATACGTCAAGGCGCACAGCCTTGATGAGGCTCGTGATCGTATTAATACGGGTCATTATGGTAAGCAAGAAGAGTACTCCAAGTCTAGCCCAAGAATTTTAAACGCTTGGTCTATGAGTATTCCTCAAAAAGAAATATAACCACGTCCCACGCTCATCGATACGGTGAGCGTGGATAACAATAGGAGAAGATATGACAGAAGAAGATAAAGATATACAATGGGCAAGCGCTCATTTTTTAACCGAGAGCCTGCCAGATGATTGGCAAAATATGAGCGATGAAAAAATAGATGAATTTGTTGAAAATCATTTATGGCAACCTCTTGAAGACTGGGATGTTAAAGATGTTTGGCAACAAATAGGTCAAGTGGCTAGAAGTATGAGAAGTTATATAGCTAAATAATAACAACCAACCCCGCTCCGATAATATCGGAGCGGGGATTTCTTTTATCTAAAATCTACATTAGAATAATTCTAATCTATTTTTTTTTGGGGGGGGGGTCGGAGGGTGGGCCCAAAGGTCACAAGCATGTGTTAGAGTGTCGCACCACTACATGTAGTTTGTTAAAAATTATCAATGTTGTAGGGTGGACGGTATGACACAAACACAAACAAAACAAAAAACATGCGCCGAGTTAATCTCGGCGCGTTGCTATGATAGGAAGGAACAATTTGAAAACGCCTTTTTATTTTTTAAAGATAATGACGAAACTAAAAAACATTCGGAGTTTAGTGAGTACGAATCTTTAATGGACTATGCCAATCAAAATAGTTTGGACTTCAGTTACATTGAACCAAACACCTTTGAAAAGCAATCTAAAGGATATTGGCGTTGGCAGTTGAGTTGGGGTGGGCCGTCTGATGAGTTCAGATATTATCACTTTGACCATGACAAGAAAAAAATAAAATCTATGGAGTATTCTTACATGGATTGGTTTGACGGTGCGACGGTGCCTGTGTACTCAAATATGGGTGGCTCGGCTATTTTTGAAATTGGATCTAATTCTATAATTAACCAATAATAACTTTATTTAAAGGGCCCGAAAGGGCCCTTTTTTTTATCTATATTTTTTTGTATAGGGAGGGTGGGCCCAAAGGTCACAAGCATGTATAGGGAGGGTGGGCCCAGAGGTATCAAGCTGTGTTAGAGTGTCGCACCATTATATGTAGTTTGTAATTAATTTAAATATAAAATAATATATTATTATGAAAACTTTTACAGTTATTGGTCGAGTATGGACACGAGATCACGGGTATTTGGCGACCCGTCTATCGATGGACTTCGAGGCCAAAAATAAAACGCGTGCTATCAAGATGGCTCGCGATTTGCGGAACGCGGGCGAGGGTTTTGCTAGTTGCAATAATTTCGTTGCTTATCCTACTGACTGTCCTGAAGAGAACCCATTGGCTATGTCATGGGAGGAGCGTCAGATGGAGCGTGATTATTGGAAGCAAGAGGAACGCTACTCGGACGATCCGCCGATAGTACCACAAGGGTACTACGATTAATTTATTAAAGGGCCCGCAAGGGCCCTTTTTTTTATCTTAATTTTTTTCTATTTAGGGGGGAGGTGGGCGGTGGGCCCAGAGTTCACAAGCAGATTCGCGAGCCGCGTGTATTTTTTTTTCTTTTTTTCTGGGAGGGTGGGCCCAAAGGTCACAAGCTGCGACAATTTGTCGCATTGACACAAGATATGGCGGTGCGCGGTTATGTCGCATTGACACAATATCTGGTAGGTTGAGGATCCACAAAAGCACAACCACGGGACGCGGGGCGCGGTGATTTTATTTTTTTTGATTTGATATTATTTTTTGAATTAGGGGCCAATCATCCACGGCTAGCGGTTCGGCTTTGTCTAGGCCTTGCAATAGATCTTGAATAGATTTTGACCCATAAAGTTTTACGGATCGGGGGCCGCCCTTCGGGGCTTGATTGACAAGTATAAAATTACGGTGGCTACCGTTTATTAAATCGGATCTTACAGTATGAAATAAGATTTGGAACGGGGACAATTTAATTTTATTTGTAGTTGTATGTTTTAATTCAACCATAGCAAAACCGCCCGTTTTTGACCATATTAAACAATCGGGAACGCCCGCCACGTTATAACATTCAATAGAAGTTATATTTAGATCGGGGCAATTTTTAACGAATTTATGATATAGATTTTTTTCTGGTTTCACCGTACAGTTGTATATACGGTAAAACCTTTATTTAGTCAATTAACCTATAAAATTTTTATTACTTTCAAATTTAATAGGTTTTTTTAGATATTGATTTTCTTTTTTTAACGCGTCTATTTCGCGCTGTTGTATATACTGATTTTTAAATTTAGCGCGTTTTTCTTTAAACTCTAAATAAAAAAATACAGTAAAAACAATTGAAACAAGCCCTATAATATAAAGTAATAAAGGGCCCGCGAAAAACAAAAATTGAGGTTCTGTCATAATATCCTTTAATTTAAGTTATTTCTATTTTCTAGTTGTAATGCTTCGGCCTTATTCCATTTTATATTTAAAGGCTTAAATATGGCCTCTAAAGTTTTTGGCAAGTCATCAGGAAGGCCCGTCTCAAATATAGAATTGACCGCGCTATCTCGGTATAATTCCAATTTTTTAACTTGCTGGCCCTCTGGTGTTTTTTCAGCTTCTTTAATTGCAAGTTTTTCGGCCCATTCTCTTAATTGTTCTTTGCAATCATCAGGCATTATTCCTTTAGTATTATAGCCGCTTGATAAAATAGTTCTATCAGACTTATCAGTAAATTTATAACTCAAATTTTCTTTTAAGTCTTTAGTAGTTGCGCCTTTACTAAAAAAAGTCGTTGCTTTACGTTGAACGCTTGCAAGATTTTCTAGGGCTTTCTCTAATTCATTTATAACTAGATCAGCTTTTATTTTTTTACCAAGTTTTTTTTCAGCGCTTGCGGTCATATCCGCAACTACTGATTTTCTTAATAGTTTGGCTTCATCTATTAAGGGCCTTATTTCTGTATCAACTCGTTTTTTTAAATGCTCGAGTTGATATTTAGTCATATATTTTTTAGTCATATTGTCCTTATTTGTTAGTTAGTATTATTTATTTTATATAGGTACTTGTAATTTATGTCAATAGGAATATATGGGATAATAAGTTGTTAGTTGTCCGTGTCTATATATAGTATAGGCACGGTTTAAACCCACTACATATAGAAGTTGTAAAAATAATTAAATTTAACTATTGACTTATATTATTATGGGACTATCTATTATAATAATGAAACAAGAGATTATTCTAATTGAAAAAAAAGATTTTTTAAAAATGGTGGATCCACACCACCACAATGAATTTAAAAAATGGCCTATAAAAGATTTAAGACATCATTTTAAATTAACACATAAAATTAATAATAAATTTATAGACGCGACGGGCAAGTGTTTTAAATGTTTAAAACCTTTAAGGGCCGATTATACACAATATGAAAATTGGTGTTTGGAATGTTAAAATGAAATTATATAAATCTAAAAAATTATTAAACATAGATAATAACGCCAAAACAATTAAGGGTCAAAAATACAAAGTCATGACCGCAATTTTATATTTCGCGCCCGCAAAAATTAGTGGGTTTAATGTATGTCCACACGCGGATGATTGCGCCCTAACTTGTTTAAATACGGCGGGGCGGGGTCAAATGGGATCAGTTCAATTAGGCCGTATCAATAAAACTAGATGGTATTTTTTAGAGCGTCATACATTTATGGCCCAATTACATAAAGAAATTAAAAGACATATTAACCGTTGCAAAATTAAAGGGTTTAAACCCGCGTTTAGAATTAACGGGACTAGTGATTTAAAAGTTGAAAATATGGGCCTTATTCAAAAATATCCAATGGCCCAATGGTATGATTACACAAAAAACCCTATTAGGATGAAAAAATTTATAGACGGCAAAATGCCGTCTAATTATCATTTAACTTTTAGTCTAGGATCCACTAATAAAATTGACGCTAAAAAAGTTTTAAAATTAGGCGGTAGCGTTGCAACCGTATTTAGAGATAAAAAACTTCCTAAAAAATTCATGGGTCATAAAGTTTTTAACGCGGATCAATCGGACTTAAGATTTAGAGATCCAAAAAATATAATTGCGGGCTTATATGCTAAAGGTGGCGCGCGATATGATCAAACGGGATTTGTGCAAGATGTTTAATTTTGTGCGGATATTGGGGATATGATTGTGACTAACACAAACACCATGCACAACCTATCACTCAATAATTTAATAAGGGGTGCGAGCAAGCAAGCGCAATATGGCGGGTTTGCAAGCACCCTAAAAAACTAACAAGCGAGCGAGCGAGCGAGCGAGCAAGGAGGATAATATGATAATAGATGATAAACTAGCGTTTGCTAGGTTTCAATCAGCAATGGACAATGATGATGATTACACCTTTGATAATATTTGTCGAAGGTATGTAAATGAAACAAAAGAAAACAAAGAATTAATAAATTTAACTTTTATTGCTATTTGTGGCTATGGTTTAGATACCCTACTATTTAATAAAGATAAAAGTTTTATGTTTAATAAACAAGCGAGCAAACAGAGAGGATAATATG